CGCTCACTGCTCCGCATGGAAATTGTGGAAACGCGCTTTCGTTATGAGGCCGTGGCAGTTGTAGCAGCCGGAATTGGCGGTGCCGTGTATCTGCGGAAGCGATTTAGCACATCGCTGAGCAGAAGAGTGAGTCCGAGCAGCGTCCTGGCCGAAAGTATGTTGGCCGGTTCGCCGCTATTGAAGGGCAAGGAACTTCCCCATGGCCAGGTGGAAGTTGCCGCGAAAATTGGCAACGAATTGGTTGTCGTTGGTGGTGGCCTCCGTATGGAGGATTGGCTCATTACACCCACGCATAATGGAGTGGCTGGTCATGAGCTTTGGATAATTAATGGAAAATTATCCGAAAAAGTGGATTCGGGGTCTGAGCTGCACTTGGCAGCAGATGTCTCAGCGTTTAGGCTTACGCCTGAAGCCTGGGCTCGTTTGGGGGTCCGTCAAATAAAGATGGGGCCTTTGAACAAAATAGCAACCGTCGCGGTTTACAGTAGCTGCGATCGTCAATACTCGGTGGCGTCGTTGAGAACGACAAAGCCGTTGGGGAGAGTGGCATATTTTGGATCAACGATGCCTGGGTTTAGCGGGTCCGCTTATATGAATGGCCAGACCTGTCTTGGCATGCATATGCATGGAGGCGCCAATGGTGGAGGATTTGAGATTCTCTACATTTGGTGCCGCTTAAAGATGGCAGTGGATCAGCTGCCAGAAGACAGTGCTGAATTCTTCATAAAGAAGAATGTGGGTGGATTCATGGTTGAAGACCACGGTGATATGGGTCTAATCAGGTCGTCTGATGGACGGTATTTTTTGGCCGATGATGCAGGTCTCACTCAAATCCGATCAATGTCTCGGAGAGTGAGAGAAGCTGAGGACGAGTATTTTGAAATGCTCGGAGAACAGCTTGAGCAGGATCAAGATTACGTTCCTGAATGTAAGGCCGCCTTCCCGGGGGAAGGCCAAGGTCAGAACGTGAATCTTCCGGGCCCCTCATCACGTCCTGGCCAGAAGTCCCAGAGGGCTTTGATGTCATCGGACACGAAAGGTCCACACCAACGAGAAGAGCAGCAATCTTCTCAGAAAGAAACGGAGAATGGTTACGAGAAGCTTCGGAGGCAATTGGACAGTCGGGAGGATCGATTGTACAACAGGCTAAAGAAGCATATCGACCAGCTCAAATCTCCGCAACAGCAGAGTTTCAAAGCTTCGTAATGCAGTTTAGTGAAGCTGCAAAACGGAGGGTTGGCGTTGAGGCGCCAACATCAGAAGAGCGTGAGCTACTTTTGGCAACCATGGAGGAAATTTATTCAGGTATGCCAAAAGCCTCTTCTGACTGGTTTACGGAAGCTCGGTTTAGGAAATTGCTCTTGGATTTAGATTTCTCTTCAACGCCTGGAATTCCATATATGCATGAGTATCCCACTATAGGCAAGTGGTTGGGATGGGATGGAGTTTCAGCCTTTAATGAGGTGCAGGTGAGACGCCTTTGGCATGACGTGCTGTTATGCTATCAAGGGGAATGGCGGCATGTGTTCCGCTGTTTTGTCAAAGATGAACCACACAGTGTAGCCAAGGCTGAGGTAGGTCGTTGGCGCTTGATTATGTGTGCTTCCTTGCCGATGCAAGTTCTTTGGCGTATGTCTCTTGCCCACCAAAATGATTGGCTGAATGCTCACCCTTTTTCCACGCCTAGTGGTCATGGTTTGGTATTCTGTTATGGAGGTTGGAGAAGATTTGTTTCCCATGCGCGAGCCAGTGGTTTGCGATATTCCCGCGATATTTCCGGTTGGGATGTGAATGCGCCCGGTTGGGTGTTTGATTGCATCTTGGAATTGCGCAAGCGGTTTGGAGGTAGTCCTGATTGGGAGTTGACTTTGGATAAGTTATATGATGATGCTTTTGTCAACTCTAGGATTAGATTCTCAAACGGTTTGGTCTTGCAACAGCGGTATAAAGGAACAATGAAGTCTGGTCTATTCGTTACCATTGCCGATAACTCACTTGCTATGGTGCTGATGCACATCCTGGCTAGTTATCGCAGTGGAAACCCCGTAGGGTCAGTGTGGTGTACTGGAGATGATGTTCTCCAGTCTCACATTTCTGACGCGTACGTGGAGGAGCTGCAAAAGCTCGGGTGCAGGGTGAAGGAATGCGTGGAAGAATTGGTTTTTATGGGCACCAATTTTGAGTCGGAGCCATATCCAATGTATTTCTCAAAACACGTTGTAAACTTCTGGACGTCAGAGGACAACATGGATGAGAAGTTGGATAGTTATGCTCGGCTCTGGTGTTTCCATCCTTTTTTCTTTTTCTGGCAAAGGCTGGCTGAAATAGCCGGCGTTCCCCTGAGATCTCGTTCCTACTATCAATTCTGGTATTCAAGTCCTTTAGCCAGATATTTGGATTTGTGGGATTAAGCCCTCGTGATAACACAACTATTATTTTCCTAGGATAATTGTTGTGCACGAGTAGTGCGTTCTGCTGCGGC